CCCTTCTATGGGGTTAAAATATTCTTTTATCTTTTGTTTTGCATCTTCCAAAGGAAGTGCGGAACCTCTTGAATGCCCGGTCAATATGAATGTGCTTTCCTGCAATCCGCTTTCATCTAATGAATCGGCTTCCTGATATTCCCCGACAAAATACGGATATTTCACTTTGCCTTTCCATTTCATGAATGCATAATTGATGCCAAGGGCCTTCATGGATTCACTTATGATATTCAATGCATTTTTCGTCATTCTTCCATCCTCGTTTTAATCACTTGTTCTGCCCTTCTTACCAAGGCGGCCTTCTTGCTATTGAATGCCCTGAACATTGGCCGGTTCGCTTCCGTTCCGTTTGTTGCGTGCGCCGGAAGGCCTTTGGCCCTTAACCCTGCCGCAACCGATTTGGCTTCATCTTCTGTATAATACTTTTGATTGCTTTGTGGTGTGTCGTTCCCTTCAACATATACCCACCAACCCTTCCTTCCGTCATGGTTGATAGCATGTTCGCCGGTCCCAAGTTCTTCCCAATAGGATGCTTCCAATTCGCTTCCGATTTTGGCTTCCTGCTTGGATTCATCCACATTGTATTTCCAACTATTCTTCACATCATGCCTGCCATACTTAACAGGCCGGGAATTTCTTTTGGTTTGCGCCTGCAATTCGCCGGCGGCTTCGTGCAAATAAGCAATGGCCGCATCATCCAATGCCGCTATCACTTTTGCTGTGTTGTTCGTAAATTCTACCGGCATATTATTGGCCCCCTGTGAATCTCAAATAGATTTCCCATTGTTCGTGAAGATTCATTGGATCATCCATATAAAGCACATCATACACAAGCCCATCTTCATCAATAGCCCGGCAACTCTCCGCTTTTACACCTTCCGCAAGCGGAACATAGTCCGACACAAAAACATGCGTTGATTCCTGAATCTTTGCATTGTAGGTGTATTTGCTATCACCGCCGGTCATATCAAGCCAACCCCAAATGGATTGCACCGTTTTCCATGCCGGGACCGGTTCCCCGATTTCATTTGTGGCGGTGCTGTCCATGATTTGGATTCGCAAGTTTTGGTTTCCGTCTATCATAGAAGCACCCCCTTAAAATCTTGCTTTTCTGTAAGGCTTTAAAAAGCCAAGCAATGATTTGGGATAACCCATTTGCGAATTATCCCCATCCAAATTGAAATAGGTTACTGCATGCCGGGATATGGTTTCCGATTGGATACCTACCTTCTTCCGGCTTTTCAGGTCCCATTCAAGCATGTTCACAACTCCCATCTTCACATCCGCCGGATATTCAACCTTTGTGACAAGCACTTCCGATTCATCAATCAGGGCCTTATTCAATGTAACAAGGCCGCCTTCGATTGATTCCACCGTGTATATCCCATCACTATATATGGAATTGGATATTTCCAATGTATCCCCAACCGCAAAATGCGGATAGTTAGTGAATAACTTTTGCGCCATCACCGGGCATCTTGTCCGGATTCCTTGGTTTTGGAAGTTGTTGTTTGTATAACTGCGAATGGCAAGTTCAAGTGCCTGAAGCATACCTTCAAGCACTTTATCTGCCTTATCCGTTGTGATATATTCCTTCAATTCTTCCACCGAAATAATCATAAGGGATTCCCCCTTTCATTATTCAGGGTTTTTGTCTGCGGAACCTTCACCCTGGGAATCATCCTTGGTTTCATCCTTGGTTTCATCCTCAACTTCTTCTTCCTGCACTTCATAGCCATTGTGTTCCTTAAACCAGGAAGCCATTCTTTCGGATGCCACTTTTGCTTCACCATAGGAAAACTGCACACCGCCTGCACCAATTCCGCAAAATTCCGGATTGTTTTTTACTCTAACGATATATCTTTTTGCTTTCTTCGCTTTCTTTGCTGCCATGATAATCACCTTTTAACCTTTCTTTACGCAATTTTAATGTTTCTAAGAACACCGGCATGCTGTGTGTTCTTCAATACGGTTGCCGCAATCATTTCAACCTCTGCCTGCTTCATTACACCAGGCGCATTGAAGTCCGGCAAATACTGATCAATTACTGTACCACCATTCAGGCTGATTCCATGGAAGCCATCATTTACATCAAACTTTACAGAATAAATATCTGTAAGGCCGCTTGCTTCTGTACCGCCTACGGTTCTTGCAATGCCCTTCTGTACTACGGAATTAGGAACCGCAATGCCTTCTGATACGGTGTAATGGTCTTTTAAATCCATGAAGCGGACACCATCCAGGCTTACAACCTTTTTGCCGAATGCTTCTTCGGTTTCGGTCTTATAGCCAAGAATGCGGGCCACTGTCTGAATCTTTGTAATCATATCCGTATTAAGCAAAAGCGCATCTGCATCCGTTGCCTGTACTAACAAGGTCAATGCTTCATAAAATTCATCTGCATTGTTCTTCAGGTTGGTGATGTTAGATAAGTCAATGACTTTACCTGTGTTGTATTCCGTGGATGTACCTGCAAGCATAGAATCCAGGCCTTCAAACTCCGGTTCGTCTGTGGCTGCTGTTGCCACCGCATCACCGTTAATCAATGTATAGTGGAACAAAGACACAACCGCTTTGATATGTTCTTCAATCTGCCATGCAAGATTGTCAAACTTTCCTTCCACCTTTTTAAGTACACGGTCCATTTCTACTTCACCGCCCATGATCGCAAGGGCTGCTTCAAATTCCTTCTTGGTTGCTGCGGATGCATTGTATTCGCCGTTTAATTTACGGAACTGCGCTGTTGCGGGCAATACCTTACGCAAATACTTATATTTCATTGTAGAACCACCGCCGGATGCTGATACGCAATCATCAAACGGAAGCATCTGCAAAATTGCGGATTCTCTAAGGAAAATATCCACAATCTGTCCGAATACTTTATCCGACATACCTTTTTTGATTTCTTCTAATGTCTGTGCCATAATTAGTCACCTTTTAACCTTTCTTTTAATTGTTATTTGAATACTGCTGCTTTAACGCTTCCGCAAGGCTCGTAGGCTCGGATTGTCCTTCTTTGTTACCTTCCGGAAGTCGATTATCCCCAACAACCTTCTTTTCTCCGCTTGCGGATTCAAACATTGTCGGGAACTGTGTTTTCAGGCCGGACAACTTATCATCCCAACCCTTGATATTTTCATTTTCATCAAGTTCCAAGTTTTCTCCCTTTTCTTTCAGTTTTTCATTCAATTTGAATGTGAGATAGTCAACATCCACGGCCTTTTCAGATAACAAAGCAACCTTGATTGCAGATTTGATTTTGGTTTCCTGCAACTGTGCCTGAAGTTCCGCAACCTGCGCATCATAATCACCAATCTTTTTCTGCAATTCTTCGTTGCCCTTGGTTCCCTTCTTCAACTCGGCAATCAGGCCATTTGCGGTTGTAAGTTCCGTTTCCTTCCCTTTTAACAGTTCGTTCAGGGCATCATATTTGCCTTTGCCTACATATTCGCCGGAACCAAGGTTTCCAATCTTAATCTGATTGTCCTTGTTTTCCTCATTGCCATTGTGTGCGTTGATTTTCTCCGCTAACTGATTGAAAAGTTCCTCTCCTAAGATTTCTTTTAAAAACTCCATATCTTTCCTTTCCTTTGCCTTTGTTTTTAATTGTGGTGTCACCACGGGCAAGCCTAGTTTTAATGCCATACGGCAGGGCATATTATTTGTGAAGGTATAAATGCCACCTTCCGGGCAATATAAAAGGCACCCCTAAGGATGCCTATTATGCTTTCTTTAATTGTCCGGCCTTCAATAAGTTTAAAAGCCTTGTATTTTGGGCCGCCGTTCCTGCATATCCTACAATGTTATTGGCAACCGCAATCTTTTTCCGGTACTGATAAGAATTATCCACCCCGATTGCGTTCAATGCCGTTGCAATACTTGTGGAGTTCCCGGTGTATCTCGGATAGTATGCGGCATTCTGTGTTGCCACTTTCTGCGGTGTGGTTCCGCCAAGTTTGTTCTTAAACTCCGTAAGCCACAATGCATTCTTTTCCGCCGTTCCGCTCCAATATGCCGGGCATGCTTTGCCTGTAACATCAAAATGCCGGATCACATTGGATGCCGGGATGCCATATTGCGCCATCTTTGTTTTTACCAGGTCTATTGCATTTGCAATCACCCCTGCGGATGGATACACGCTTCCATTCCGTACATCATCACACAATTCAATATTCAGTGTGTTGGCATTGGTTGCCTTTCCATACATGGAAGCACCGCCGGTTGTCTTATAGTTAGAATACCGGCTTCCGCCAACCGAATATGCCACATAATCATCCGGAACCGATTGTGTGATTGAATCATCATCCACGAAATAATGTGCGGATGCTTTCACAATGTTCCGTTTGAAATAGTTTCCGTTGTTTTCATCCGTGTCACCGTCATTCCCGGTGTAATGAACAACAATAAACTTAATATCCGACAATGCCCTTGCCTTTCCATAATTGGACCGATTCGCAAGGTTTGTTTTGAATTTATATGCCATTGTTATCACCCCTTTTGAATCGGTTCCATAACTCGGACAACTTTTCCCATCCATACATTGCAACAAATGCCACTATCAATCCGGCCATAATTGCCGCAATAATCATGTACCATAAGATTGCTTGCTGTATATACTGCATATAGGCAACAAATGCCGTTATGGTGATTACGATTGATAACACCAACACCACAATATCTGTGGGTATTTTAGATAAAATCCCGACACCCTTAAATACTTCGGTGATAGTTGATACAAGGAATGCAAGCACTCCTATGATTGCAATAATCAGTGTTAAATTTTGAATCAGAAATTCCATTGTGGTTTCCCTCTCTTTCTTATTTTTTGCATTAAAAAAGGGCAACCGCTATCGGCTACCCTGTTTCAATCTTTTTATTTTTCATTGCATTAAAAAAGCACCCTTTGCAGGATGCTTATAAAATCGTTTTTACCAAATCAAAATCAAGACCAACTTCTTTCAAATCTTGGCCGCTTGCTTCAAGTTCTACCTGTAAAATGTCCAACATTTCATAATACGCAACCTTCCGCCCTGCGTTGTAGTTGTTCTTTTTGTCTTTTTCTGCTTCTTCATGCGCTTCATTGGCATTTTTAACAAGTCTTGAAATAATATGCTTTATTCTTTCAGGTGTCAAATTCTCATTATTCATCATATTCACCTCTGTTTCTTAACTCGTCAATGCGGTTTTGAATTGATTGGTTGAAATTCCCGATTTCCTTTGTCCAATGTCTAATCAATCCGCTTTGTTCTTCCGGTGATTTACTTTCCCAATCAGGGCAATGCTCAACCGGATTGCTTATATATGCTTCATGTTCTTGTATGCGTGCTTTGAATTTGTTGATTCCCCTTCTTAATGAATTGGAACTTTGGTTCACCAAATCCAATTCTGCGAAGTATTGTAAATCTAATTCTATTATACCATTATTTCCAGCATTTTCAAGGGTTTCCGGGCCATTCTTCCTCTTTTGTACGCTACTTCGGACCGGCGGTGAATCCTCATATAATTCATTCAATGCCCTGTTATAAGAATCACGAAATTCATTATAGGAATCATATTCACCCATGGTTTCTGCACGCTGCCGCAATGCTTCCAATTCCTCACTATCCAAGGCCCATCTTGCACGCTGCAATATAGCGCACCGGCAATTACAATCTTCTGCCGGATCACCGAAATCCCCCGGATACATGGCCTTCATTCCGGCCACTTCAAACGGTTCATCCAATTCCCGGATTTGTCCATCCAACTTCCTGTGGTTCGGCCTTGTGACACCATCCAGGGCCGCATCCCATTGCTTCACAACATCTGCGCCCTTGTCCTTTGCTTTGTACTGTGCATCCATTGCCGCCCTGCATTGTATCCGGTGCGCTTCTGTCCGGGCTATACACATTGCGCTATTCTTTGGGATTCTAGCCCATGCAGCAATATTTCTTGCCATTTCATCATATCCCTGGCCGCTTGACATTCCCCGGCTAATTTCCCCGGCAATCTTCTTGGACAAATCATTTATATCATGCCCCAAGGCCGTGTATAATGCGCTTGACAACTTCGTTTGATGCCGTATAGCATCCGCAACCTGTGCTTGGTCTATCGGGAATATCATTGGTATCCCTTGGCCGTGAAGGTCATACATGGTCCCCATGAATCCATTTTCATAAGACCGGGTAAGATATTGTGAAATTGTATCAAATTCATTTGATTGCAATGTATCAATAATGGCCTGCACCTGCGTTTTCAACTGACTTTGATACTCCACTTGGTAGATTACATGTTGCATATCCGCATCCTGCCGGGCAAGTAATGCTTCAATTCTGCCATTTATCTGCGCCAATGCATCATCATAGGATTCTTCCAATTCTTCAAGCGTTCTTTTTTCGTCTGCAAGCAATTCTTCCAATATCTCTTTTTGCCGTTTATTCAACCGCTTCACCTTCTTCAACTACCGGAACATTATTCAATGCCCCCTGTGCTGCCTTCACTGCATTTTGCGCTTCTTCCGGATCGGGAAGTTTGCTTTTGATTTCTTCATACTCAATATCAAGCGCATCACAAAGGTTCTGCATCAATGTTTCATTGTCAAAATGCGCCGCAACATTCAATAAGGTTGTAACCCTTGCCTGCTGCTCCTGCGCTTCTAACAAGGCAATCTGTGCATTCTCCGTTGCATTGCTCATGATTTCCGGTTCAAATACCAATCGAATATCCTTCATCTGATAATCGGTGCCGTTCTGTGCATTGATTTCTTCCAATACAACTTTGATGATTTTCTTCATGAACTGCTTCAACCGGATAATCAGTTTTGAACACCGTAAATCAAGCAGGGAATATGATGCCTTAATTGCAATGTTTGTGGTTGCATTGGTATCCTTCAATCCGGATGTATTCAGGCCCATTCCGAATTTGTATATATTCTTTTCATCAAGTTCCAATTTCTCTTTCCGGGCCGCATACGGCACATCTACTGTGTGAACCTCTACCCCGCCTTCTTCATCAACACCAACAATTTTCTTTGTTTT